AAGGTGGCCGCCGCGGCCAAGGCGGCCGCGGCCGGCATGGCGATCGCCGCCGGCGTCGCCGGCGCCGCGCCGCTGGACATCCGCCTGCAGGCGGACGATCCGCTTCAGCTCACCCACCCGCACGAGGCCACCGAGGCGGTGCCCGCCGTCCTGCTGAAGTACCAGCAGGACTGGATTGCCGACCCGGCGCAGCTGAAGATCGCCGAGAAGGGCCGGCGCGTGGGCCTGACCTGGGCCGAGGCGGCCGACGATGTCCTGATCGCTTCCGCGGCCGACGGCAGCAACGTCTTCTATATCAGCGCCACGCAGGACATGGCGCGCGAGTACATCGAGGCCTGCGCCATGTGGGCGCGCGCCTTCGACTACGCCGCCGGCGAGATCTCCGAGGGCATCTACGACGACGGCACGGAGGTCGATGCCGCCAAGCGCTACATCAAGACCTACGAGATCGTCTTTCCCAAGAGCGGCCGCCGCATCGTGGCGCTGTCGTCGCGCCCGACCAATTTACGCGGCAAGCAGGGCGTGATCGTGATCGACGAGGCCGCCTTTGCGCCGGATTTGGCCGCGCTGCTCAAGGCGGCCCTGGCCATGCTGCTGTGGGGCGACAAGGTCCGCATCATCAGCACGCACGACGGCGCGGACAACGCGTTCAACAACCTGGTGCAGGAGGTGCGCGCCGGCAAGCGCGGCGGGCCCAGCGAAGCCAGCGTGCACCGCATCCCGTTCGCGCTGGCCGTGGCAGACGGCCTGTACCGGCGCGTGTGCATGCGCCGCGGCCGTGAGTGGACCGAGGAAGGCGAGAAGGCCTGGTCGGCGCAGGCGTACCGCTTCTATGGTGACGACGCGCCCGAGGAACTGGACGCGGTCCCGAGCCAGTCCGCCGGCGCCTACCTGAGCCTGGCGCTCATCGAGCAGCGCTCCGTGCCCGCCGAGCCGCCGCACGGCCCGGCCCTGATCCGCGGCGGCTGGAAGGACGACTTCGCCTACCTGCCAGAGGATGTGCGCGAAGCGGCCATCCTCGGCTGGCTGGTGGAGAACGTGTACCCGCACCTGCAGGCGCTGCACAGGGGCCGGCGGCACGCCTTCGGTGAGGACTTCGCGCGCAACCGCAACCTGACCGTCTTCCATGTCCTGGAGGAAGACGGGGCGGCGTGCTGGCGCGTGAAGCTGCAGATCGAGCTGGCCAACTGCCCGTTTTCCTGCCAGGAGCAGATCCTCTATTACCTGGTCGATCGGCTGCCGCGCTTTCGCGGCGGCGCGATGGATGCCGGCGGCAACGGCGCGGCGCTGGCCGAGAAGGCGGCGCAGAAGTACGGCACGCAGATGATCGAGCAGGTCAAGTTGAACGACCCGTTCTACCTGCTGCACATGCCGAAGCTGAAGGCCGCCCTGGAAGACGGCACGCTGCTGGACCTGCCGCGCGATGCGCAGACGCGCGACGACCTGCGCGCCATCAAGGTGGTCAACGGCATCCCGAAACTGCCGCGGGGCGACACCAACCAGAGCGCCGCCGCCAAGGCCGCGGCAGCCGAAGGCGGCGAGAAGATCAAGCGCCACGGCGACGCGGCGATCGCGCTGTTCCTGGCCGTGTACGCCACCAAGCGCGAAGTGGGCGAGGTGGACTGGACGCCTGCGCCGCCGAAATCGCAGCGCTGGGGCGATGAAGATCACCACCGCGACCAGGACTTCGACGACTGGGCTCTGGGCCGGAAAGTGGGCGTGTGACCGTGCCAGCCGCAACCTCGCCCGAGCCCTGCTGCCAAAAATCGACGGGGGGACGTCCCCCTCCGTCCCCCTGCGGCTCGGCCGAGGGAGCCTGTACATCCGGGGCCGACAGCGCCCCGCGCGCGCCCTGAGCGGCGCTGTTGAAAGGACGAAAACGGAACCTCGATGCCCCAGATCCTTGACCAGTACGGCCGGCCGATCGATGCCGCCGCCATCCGCAGCCCGCAGACCGCCGACAGCGCCATGCTCGCCGCCCTCGAAGGCGAGTTCGACGCCCACCCGGCCAAGGGCCTGACGCCGCAGCGCATCAACGCCATCATGTCCGCCGCCGAACAGGGCGACCTGATCCAGCAGCTGGAGCTGGCCGACGACATGGAGGAACGCGACGGCCATATCTACAGCGAGATCAACAAGCGCAAGCAGGCGCTGCTGAAGCTGGACTGGGACATCCTGCCGCCGGAGGACGCCAGCGCCGACGAGAAGAAGCAAGCCGACCAGGTCAAGGAATGGATCCGCTCGATCGCGGACTTCAAGCGTCGGATCCTGTTCAACATGACGGACGCGATCCTCAAGGGATTTGCGCCCATCGAAATGTGGTGGGAGCTGGAAGAGGGCTTCCTGCAGCCGCGCTTCGAGTGGCGGCCGCAGCGCTGGTTCACGCTGAACGAGCAGCGCACCAAGATCACCCTGCGCAACAACGCGATGCAGTACGGCGAGCCGCTGCGCCCGTTCAACTGGCTGTTCCACCTGCACCCCGCCCGCAACGGCTTCGTCTCGCGCCAGGCGCTCGCCCGCGTGCTGATGCTGCCGTACCTGTACAAGAACTACAGCACGCGCGACTTCGCGGAGTTCCTCGAGATTTACGGCCTGCCGCTGCGCCTGGGCAAGTATCCGAGCGGCGCCGGCGACGAGGAGAAGCGCCGCCTGCTGCAGGCCGTGGTGGGCATCGGCCACAACGCCGCGGGCATCATCCCGATGGGCACCGAGATCGACTTCCAGAACGCGGCCAGCGGCGTCGACGTGCCGTTCTCCACCATGATGGAGCGCATGGACGCGATCCAGTCCAAGGTGATCGTGGGCCAGACGCTCACCAGCGGCGAGGGCAAGCACGGCACCCAGGCGCTGGGCAACGTGCACAACGAAATCCGCCTGGACCTGGTGGCCGCCGATGCCGACCTGGTCAACGGCACCCTGAGCAGCCAGCTGGTCGCGCCGATGGTGCTGCTGAACCTTCCGCGGGCCAACCCGAAGCGCCTGCCGCGGTTCGTGCTGCAGGTGCCCAAGGCGCAGGACATCAAGGCCTTCGCGGACAGCATGCCGGCGCTCGCGCGCGCGGGCATGCGCATCGGGGTGGAGTGGGCGCACGACACGCTGGATATCCCCAAGGCCGGCGACGACGAGGAGGTGCTTACCGGCGCCGATCCGGCGCCCGCGCCTGGTGACCCGGAAGAGACCGGCGCGCCGCCGGCGCCGCCTGCACCTGGTGCGAAGCCACCGGCCAAGCCGCCCGCGAAGAAGGCGGCGCTGTCCGCCGGCGCGAGCGAGCGCGGGCGCGATGCGCTGAACGACCTGGTCGACGAGGCGGTCGGCGAGTGGCAGCCGCTGCTGCGCCCGATGGTGCAGCCGCTGCTGGTTGCGCTGGACGCCGCGGTGCAGCGCGGCGAGTCGATCGAGGCCTTCCGCGCGCAGCTGCCGGCGCTGGTCGACCAGATGGACAGCACGGCGCTCGCGGGCCAGCTGGCGCGCTCCATGTTCGTGGGGCGCCTGGCCGGAGAGGCCGACCTGCAGCTGGATCCCCGCGATTCGATCGGGCACTGATCCAGCATGCCCACGAAGATCCCCAAAGGCATGCGCCTGGGCTTGATCGCCCCGGTGGACGCGGCCGCGGCCTTCCAGCGCCGGCAGCTGCTGCAACCGAGCTTCCGCTGGCAGGACGTGTTCCAGGAAGAGCACGCCGTCGGCTTCGCGGTCGCCGGAGTGTCGCGCCTGGATGTCCTGCAGGTGTTCTTCGACGAGCTCGATCAGGTGCAGGCGGCCGGCGGCGACTTGCGCGCGTTCTCCAAGTCCATCCAGCCGAAGCTGGCCGACAAGGGCTTCTGGGGCGACGTGGAAGTGAAGGACCCGGCCACGGGCGAGACGCGGGTGACCACCTTCGACAAGAGCCGCCTGGAACTGATCTTCGATGTCAACACCCGCACGGCGGCCGCCGCCGGCCGGTGGGAGCGCAGCGAGCGCAGCAAGGCCACCAAGCCCTTCCTGGTCTACCGCACGATGGGCGACGAGCGCGTGCGCGCCTCGCATCGCCCGTGGGACTTCATCGCCCTGCCGCGCGAGCATCCGTTCTGGGAAACACACTTTCCGCCCAACGGCTGGAAGTGCCGTTGCTATGCGTTCGCGGCCGACGAGAAGGACCTGGCGCGCCTGGCGGCCGCCGGCTTCAAGATCCTGCGCGAGGCGCCGCCGATCGAATGGCTGCAGTACGTGAACCCGCGCACTGGCGAGGTGGTCCCGGTGCCGCGCGGCATCGATCCGGGCTTTGCGTACAACCCGGGGAAGGCGCGCAACGCGGCCCTGTACGAGCAGGCGCTGCGCAAGGCGGCCGAGCGGCATCCCCTCGCGGGCGCCGTGGCGGTCGCCCAGGCCAGCGTCGCCAACCCGGAGATGCTGGCGCAGACGACCAGACAGTTCGGGCAGTTCGTCGATCGCGTGCTGGCCAGCGGCGCGCCCACGCGCAGCGCCTTCTACGTGGGCGCCATCCGCCCGGGGGCGGTGCGCTCGGTCGAGGCCGCGGGGATGGAGCTGGATTCCGCCGCCCTGGCCGTCACCGACGACGGCGTGCGGCACACCTTGCGGCCGGCCAAGGCTGCCGCTGGTGTGGCGATCGACGCAGACACATACAAGCAGTTGCCGCGGTTGCTGGCCGATGCGAGCGCGCTGCTCGTGGAGCGCGACACCAACGCGCTGCTGTATGTGCTGGACGTGGCCACGCAGGGGCGCGTGGGCAAGGCGGTGGTGCGGCTGTCCGAGCCGGTGAAGCTGCGCACGAGCCCGGACGGTCGGCGGCGCAACTTCCGCGCGAACGTGGTGCGCACGGTGACGGTGATGGACCCGCAGGCGCTGCGGGACACGGTGCGCTACCAGCTGCTGTGGGGCGCGGTGTGAAGAGCCTGGTGTTGGTGGCGGCCGGGTTCTGCGCTGGGGCAGGTCACCTGTTCCCTGCGCTCATGTTCTGGATCATCGCGATGTCCCTGAACGCGGGGTCGTCGCCGGGCGGGAGGCTGCCCAACCCGCATACGGTGACCGAGAGGACACCCGTCCCGTAGCCGTTTTTCCGGGACTTCACCGACGACGACGCAACCATTATGGCGGACAAGGACACGAAGCTGGAACTCGAACTGGTCGGCGCGCAGGA